ATCTAAATGCTTCGGCTGCACCAACCTTAATTGCTCTAAACCTAGGGCGGCCAACTGTATTGTTAAGTGTTACTTGCATTCCGTATGCTCGATTGTTACCTATTCTACCACGTATGGAAACATCCTCGTCAATAGCTAGGTTAGTACCTGAGTTTAATTCATTCAGTGTACCAAGATTCACTACTGCGTCAATGTTTTCTAGCTCTGCGCTGATGTCCAAATTGGACTCATTATCCATAGATGACTGCACGTGCAGCTCAAAGTTGTTCCAACGCTTGCGGTTCATACTTCCCATTGTGAACTGCCTTGTGGTAACGGAGGCTGGTATATCGTGCTGTACGGCTACCTCTTGACCCTCTACTGGGATTTCAGTAGCAAGCAAGTCCACTGCATCTACACGGGCATCTAGCTTGTGCAGACCACCGAGTGTATTTACTGCATAAACCGCACGGGCATTCTCCTTACCAGCAACAATCAAGTTGGCTATGTTCCAATTGGAGTCCGAGGTGCTGTCGATACTTTCCCACTGCTTGTTAAGAAAGTTGAAAATTAAGATAGCGTTGTTGACTTGGCTGCCATCCAGAGGGACCGCTATATAGTACCTATTGTCAAAGTATACTGCTACGCTCTTGTCCCACACGCTTCTATTAATCCGCTCTATAGTTGGATTAATGCTTGAGCTTAGTGGCACTTCGTTGCCACGCAGATTGTAAAGGTCCTGGAAGTTAGCACCGTATACACCGTTGTCCGAAAGGAACATTACGTTGTTACCTATCTGCACAATGCTCTGCCTTGCTACGCACCCTACTTCATTGGTAATTAATTGAACTGATGCACCCTGTCCAGCACCACTCACTAGGTGAATACTATTGCGGTTAAACACCAGTAGCTTGTCATCCGAGAAGGAGTGCAGGGCTACGTTAAAGTCCGCTGTACCTGCATTAAACCTGTACTGTCCGTAGATCTGATCGTATGTATCCGAGTCCAAGATGTCAGAAATAATTACTTCGTCTAGGATCTTGCGGTAAGTAAAGTTATCAACTGCATCGTCTACGCTGTACTTGAATGGCATTACCAGCCTACGCTGGTGATATGCTGCGTACTCTGGTGCAGGCATATGAGTAAACCCAAGGCCCTGAGATACGTGCTGCTGAAAAATTACACCCTGAGCATTACTAGTATCTTCGTGCTGCACATAAAAAGAAAGGGTAGCTGGTGACTCAGTTCTTTCGAAAATAATGTAGTCCTCCCCCTCAATCAATGGAGAGTTTCCAACGGCCTCAATCTCAATTGTATCTCCAACTTTAGTGCCATTCATATCCACCGCTGATGAAAAGGTAGCGGTTGCTCTTCCATCAACAATAACTACCCCGCTGGGTGATAGCTGCGTGGGCTGGCTGTATGCTCCACTAGCTACTAGCTTGAACCCTGGAGATATAAGTGAAAGTGCGCTAACCGTATAGGTAGCTGCTGCTTGAAAAGCAGTTGGAAGGTCATACGTAAAACTAGTAGCACTAGGTACTGTATTGACAACCCAAGTTCCATTGGGGTCCTCGCCTTCCACAAAGTTAGTAAGCCCAGAGATTGTAATTGCATCTCCGATTACTAGTCCGTGGTCAACCGAGGTATTCACTGTAACTACGTTGGATACAGCAGGAGTACTTGCTGACGAAATAGCAACAGGGCTAAAGAACTTGTCATTCTCCAGTGCAGTCTGCCCGTCACGGAATATAAATAATTTGTTAAATGCCTGAAGCATACTGCTTGCAGGCGGTACGTTTTCATTCAATGGATAGCCCATTGTGATCGATACGCTAGTATCATTCAAGTCAGTAGCTACTGCACTAATGTTAGATGCCAGCACGATGAACTGATTGTTGTCCTGATTAGGATCACTAAAGGTTGCACTTGAGTACACGGCTGTAACACTTCCTTGGTCGAAGACCATATTGAAACCAATCACGGGGGACTCAGTAAGTTCTGTCAGTGCAGGCTGTACGCCTGCGTCATTCAAGCTGAACGGTAGCGTAAGGGCAGTGCCGTATGTTTCATCGGCTCCAGTCAAGGCGTACTTGATAGTAATCGTAGTGCCATTGTCCGTTACGTCCGTGATCGTGTGCAGACCATCGGGGTCAGTTGTAGTGCTAACTAGTCCCTCTACATAAATCTCTTCACCCGTAACAAACACGTGACCTGGCTCTACAGATGGGTCATCAATTACAATCAGTACTTCATTGCTAACTAAACTAGCTGACCGAATCGTAGTAGGCAGTAAGCCAACTACAGGAGGATTTACTAGAGTCTCTGCATTAGTAGGGAGACGCAGTACATCGTCACCAGAAGCAAAGGGAGCCTTCACAAGGTCAACGCCCTTACGGACCTGCCACTCGCCGTTTTTCCCTATGCGTCCGTTTAGACTAGATGCCAGAATACCAGAGGTAAGCTGATCGGGTCGGCTGTAGTTATTGAACCCAATGAACCCTGCATCCATATCATCCTGGATGGGGTCATCTTTACTTCCGTATGTGCTGTATCGTGACAATTGGTGTTCCTCTAGTTGTTAGCAGTTCCAGGCCTTACGGCTCCAGTAGTTAGCAGATAGTTTATTTGACTTGCCCTTGATGCCACCACTGCGAGCGCAGTAGCTTTTCTTACGCTTGGGCTGGTCCTTCTTGATGCTCATATTAGCATCCCCGAATCGTACGATCTTTTCCTTACCACCTTGGCAGGCTTTCACGACGAACTTCTTCCCACCTTGTACTTCACGGCGGGGTACGTTGCACTTCATTTTGGATTTGTCAGGCACTACTTGCCCTTCTTTCCACAACCGCAGCCCTTGCTTTCACCGCAGGAACCCTTGCCAGCATCTTTTGTTTTACGTCCGTACATAATATCCTTTGTTTTATTTGACTTGTGAGGAACCAAAGTAGAAACCTACAATGGCTAAAGCTGTTTGGCGGATCTCTGGTAGGATAACAAACCCCTGTACAGTGGACCACTCTAGGCTCTTGAATAGCCCTAGAAAGCCTTTGGATTCCGTCTGAAGGGTAACACCTATGTCAGTGAATGCAAAGACGAATGGAGCCAGTACAATAGCAAAGATAACAGCCGCTGTAATGAGACGACGCATATACACACCGCCACGGGCTGATGCACGATCTGCGGAATCATCCGATGCTACCTGCTTCTGAATCATACGCTCAAAGAGACGTGCTTGATTCTCGGACTGCGCTGCGATCATCTTCATTACGAAGCCGCTTACGCCCCCGCCTAGCATTGCTATTAGTTCTGGTGTCATATTATTATTTTTATTATCGTCCAGCTTTTCGACGTGCTTTAGTTAAGTCTAATTTTATTTTTTTGCTGTTAGCACTAGGGCTTATTTTATCCATTTTTGCTTTGTAGTTAGATAGAACTTTCCTTTGCCCATCTGCTTGCTGTGTCCAGGCTTTCCGTGAGAGGGCATCTGAAGCTTTTGATGCTTTTTGACTAGCATTTTTAATCCTAGTTTCTACCTTTTTAATGTAAGCTTTTTTATCGCTTTTAATTTTATCTACACTCTTACTCCGAATGCGAAGATCGTTCACTTTTTTTTGATTCTGCATAATACTAATCCTTGTTCTGGAGTTCCTTGATTACTTTGACTGCTGATGCAGTCATATAGACTAGAGTAGCAAGACCCACGACTAGTCCTAGAAGTTCGTTAATGTGACCGAGTTCGATGGTAGCGATAAAGCCCCCTGTTCCGATTGTTGATTTGTACACGATGTCCTGCATTAGATTGATTCCTCAGGTGGAGTAGGTAAAGGAACGTAGGAGGGTACGGTATCCGCTTGCTCTTGGGAATCCAGCTCGTAGTCAGTTACGTCCAATGCCCACTTGTATTCAATGGTTTCATCAGGGTAAGTGAGCCACCGTGTACCTTGACCGTTGTCCTCGATCCAGTAGTCAAAGCCAATGTACTTGCCCTCCTCGTCAGCACGGTCAATGGCCGCATCTTTAGTTGCGTAGATTAAGTACATTAGTAAATGTCGTATTGATTGTTAATGTTGGTTTCGATGGCAGGACGGTTGGCTGACTGGTCGGAGTTGTAGATGATCCACTCAGCCATAACTTGATTAATAACGTTCGACCACAACGACTTGCCGATTTTGTTGATTACCATAGAGCTGTCCGAATCAGTCGTAGCAATTGT